CAACTTGGTTGTCTGAAACTGTTGTCTTGACACCAGCAGAACCAGCAAAAGTCAGAGTTCCACCAGTTGTAAATGTATCGGTATTTGGAGTTCCTTGATTGTCGCTCAGTGTGAACGAACCTGAAGGAATCGCTGCCCATGATGTAGCGCCTGAACCGTCTGTTTTCAGAAACTGATCAGCATCACCATCGTTTACAGGGAGAGTAAGAGTATAATCAGCAGCAAGAGTATTAGGTGCCTTAACAGTTATCTTGTTAGAACCATTTGATGTTCCTTCAGCGAAAGTTGCTCCACCACCAACTGATGTTGTTGCGTCGATAAGACGAGCATCAATCTTGTCTGTGAAATACTTACCGCCGACTGCATGAATGGCAGCAGTGCTACCTTCAATAGATTCGATGTAAAGTTTTGCACCTGCGCCATTATTGCTGGCGTCTTGTGCGTATGCCATTTCCCCTTCAAGGAGAGCCGCATCAGTTGGAGCAGTTGAACCCGCACTTCTTTTAATTTGAATGATTGTTGACATTTACCGTTTCCTTTTTTTGGATTTCATTAATTCTTAATACGTTCCGCCGTCAATATTATCTAAAATAACTTCAGAAGCAGGATTTGCTGCCTCCCATTTTCTGGTCGTTGAGTTATAAATCAATGTGTATCCATCTTGTAGTCCACTGGCATCGACATCAGCAATCGTTTCGAGTTTGGTTGCTGCTTTTTTGCTTACTATACTTGTATTTATAATGTTTGAATTTGGGACAGTAACTTTAATCGACATTATTTGGTTACCTCCGGATTAATTACTACAATTCCTTCAAGAACTCTCAGAGTTTCACCCTCACCTGTAATTTCAATATCATAAACATACCTTCCTGCTTTAATTGCTGATGTTTGCACAGCAGTCAATGAAATAGTAACTTCACCTTCTGCTGGCAGAGAAACCGTTGCAGTAAAACTTATAGAAGTATTAGTGTAGTATGATTTGCGCATTTGTGCTGCTACAGTATAATCAGAGAGATCTTTTAGATCTCCGTTCTGGTCATTTACTACAAGAGATAAAGAAAAAGTTGTTCCCTGATCAATGTATATATTTTGAATTTGTGCCATCTGGAACCCTTATAAATTATACGGTAATATTTATAATAAATGAGAATACTATGCAAACGATTTTGATGTTAAAATATGGCAAAAAATATTCTGCGTCGGAAGTAAATAGAATAGTAAATGATACTGATAGAAAATACAACTATGCTTGTATCACCGACGATCCAACAGACCTAGATCCAATAATAAAAATAATTCCAATGCCAGCAGATATAGAAGGTCATTGGATTAAAATATGGATGTATACTCTAGAAGGTTTGGGTGATACCTTATACTTGGATCTTGATATTAGAATACAAAAAAATATTGATCATCTGTGGAATTACCTTGACATTTATCCAACAATAGCGTATACTTACTGGAAGAATAAAGAATGGCCAGATTATGATGGCGGAACTCATGGTATGCGTTACTTGAGTAATTACAACTCGAGTGTTGTGTTGTGGAAAGAAGGAACTGTTCAACATATTTGGGAGCACTTTGAGAACAACGCTGATTACTACATGGTTAAATACTTTGGTGATGATAGGTTTTTATGGCATGAAGATTTTCGGTTTAATCGTTTCCCGCGAGGCGAGTTATACTCATTTGTATATGGCGCAGATTATTATGGTGTAGATGATGACAATGATTCCTTCGTGTATCGCCCAAGATATACCATAGCATTATTGAACGGTTTGGATCAGTTCCCTGGAGCAGATAAAGAATATGATGAACTTCGTATGCATTAAGTGGGGTGACAAATACCCCGCGAAATATGTAAATAATCTTTACAATATGGTAAAGAAAAACTATGCTCGCAATCCTGCGTCATATACTTTCACATGTTATACCGATGACGCAGAAGGAATTGAGTGTGACACTGCTCCTATTCCTGACGATGGTATCTTACATCCAAAATATTGGTTCGGTAAAGAAACTTATTGTTTCGATCGAGCAAAATTCACTGTATTCAATTCACATAACTGGTTAGGTTACGAGGGAAACTGGTGTTATTTTGACCTTGACGTTGTAATACAAGAAGATATAACAGACATAGAACAACTTGCGCAGAAACCAAGAATTATTCACACTCGTTGGCAACCACAATCGCAGAAACACGACAGACTGTTTATTGATATTCGTGGAACATTCTATAACTCCAGCATGATGACTTGGCCTGGTAAATCCAGTGAACATATTTACAAAGATGCTATCGAGAATTCGGAATCGATATTTAAAACTTTCTTCAAGGGAAGTGACAACTATCATTACTGGAGACAAAGAGATTTCTGGAAGGATATTCCTGGTGGATGGGTCTATTCTTGGAACCGTGGTAAACATCATCCAGACGATGTAGAACGATTTAAGTTTCGTTCAGATGCTAAGATTTGCTTGTTTAATACAGACAACGTACCACATCCATCAGCAAAAGAACAACAAGAATTATCTGAATGCCGTGACGAAAATATTATTGGATTGTGGAAATGAGAGTAAATTACATCTGCTGTAAATGGGGAACAAAGTATTCCGCTGAGTTTGTCAACCGACTTTATCGGATGGCAAAGAAGCACACCCCTGATGATTTTGAGTTCCATTTCTATTGCTATACAGACAACAGTGAAGGTTTTGATAATGAGATTAAAGTCATCGACTTCCCAGACATTCCCGAGATCCACCCCAAATACTGGTTCGGATCTGAGGATTTCAAATACGGGATGGCACGTTGTTGGGACAGACCAAAGACGTTCATCTTCAATACACACAACTTCGCAGACGATAAACCAACTGGAAGATTTGTCTTTTTCGACCTTGATGTTATCATTCAAAATGATTTGTCGCCAATCATCACTTATGACCTAGAGAATCCCACCAAGTTGCGCTCATGGTGGCAAGACCCTCGCCCCATGAAGTCTCGCAACTTTAAGTTAGCACATGGTGCATACACGAATGGTAGTTGTATGGTATGGTCAGATGATCAGACAGAGTGCATCTGGCAAGATGTGTTAGAACATCAAGAACGTATTTGGTTTACGTTCACAGATGGAACAGACAACTACCACAGTTGGAGGTGGGGTGACTTTAGTGACACTCCACTCTGGAGACACTTCCCAAGCACCTTTGCATATTCATACAATCGTGGTCGCAACTGGCACGAAGGGGATTTAGAAGTAGGCATATATAGAAAGGATTGTATCCTCTGCGTATTTAACGTGGACCTGCTCCCGTTTCAGGACAATAGCAGAGGCAAGGTGAAGCAGGAATCACTAGTCGATCCTGACTTATTGGCACATTGGAATGTTTGATGATTAATATTTACACAGTGAAGTGGGGATTCAAATATGGTTCCGAACATGTTAATCTCATTCTCGAACAATGCAAAAAACACATAACAACTGATTTCAATTTTTACTGTTTGACTGAGCATTCCGTTGGTTTGCACCCAGAAGTTAATGTAATTCCTCTTCCTGCTGATAACTACTATGAAAAATGGTGGAATAAACTATACTTGTTTGATAGACGAGTAGTTCGACAGCAGGGCGAAAAACTATTTCTCGATTTAGATATTGGCATTCAACATAATATTGATTGTATTGTAGACCATGATCCAGAAGATGGTTTAACTTTTGTTCGTACTCACTGGCACAATATGAATAAAATGAAAGAGGATACGAAAGAGATTCCATACAAATATACGGATCTGAATTCTAGTGTGTTGAGATGGAACGACAGATTAGATATCGATAAGATTACTAAGTTCGTTACAGATTATCCCGACCAGATGTTTTATTACTATCGAGGTCTTGATAATCTTTTTGGTCATCAGAGAGATCGTCTACTAAAAATCAATCATTTCCCTGATGGTTGGGTATACAGTTACAACTACGGATACATTTGGCCAACCGATGTCAGGGAGCAAGTCCTACGAGAAGAACCACTCATTTGTTTATATGATTCAATGGAAAGACCACAAGATGTTAAATTATAATTACTTGAACAACTATCGCTACTGGGGCGAAGGTTTAGATAAAATTAATCACGAGATGCCGTGGAAGCACGAGGATTTTAGAAAATCCATGAATCCAAATACTATGGATGCTGCTAT